ATTAAGAAAGCAGAGCTGGCTGATCGGCTGGTAAAGTCTGGGGTGCTCACTCCTAATGAAGCCAGGAAAAGGGTTTTCAAAATGGACCCGCACCCGGATGGGGATCTTCTTTTTGGGACACAGGCCAGAGGTCGCCAGGAGGAGCCGCCACCGGCAATAGAAGAATCAGAGCGGCCCAGCGATAATGAACCGGTCAGGGCTTTGATGGATGGCGAAACTAAAGAAGCGATCTTGATCATGAAAAAACAGAGGGAAGATCAGGAGGAAAAACCAAAAGAGCAGATGGGTACCTTGGCGAAAGGCCTCTTTTCTAAATATTTGGAGCTTTTGATTCCAATCATGCAAGCCGAGTTATTGCCGCTAGCTGATGAGGATCAAACAAAAGATGCAGATGACGAACTAAACAAAGCTTTAGCAGCTATAAATAAGGCCCTTGCTAAAGAAATGGAGTCTTTTAAGGACGATTATGCAGAAAAATATGCTGGTATCAATGAGCCCGTTGCCGATGCTGGCCATCAAAACATAGTCGCAGCTTCATTTGAGGGGCAGCAGGCTGCAGATATACAGGCGATGAACACTCAAGAGGATAGGCGGGCACTGTTGAAAGCTAGGGGCCTTGACACCTTTTCATCATTAAACAAAACCCAGACGGATACGGTGCAAAGGAAAATAAAAGACGGGTTTAAAGCAAACAATTCTATCACCGCTATCACTAGGTCGATCGTTGATTTTTTCGATAGAGGCGCAGAGCATATGGCAGAGAGGATTGCTAGAACTGAGGTAGGCATGGCCACTATGCTAGGAAGGGAGGCTGCTTATAAGGACGCACAGGCTATAGTAGGGGATATTAAAAAGAGATGGATCACAGCAGGGGATAGTCGAGTGAGGCCGCAGGGAGGTAGTCAGGGGGATCATGATTCGCTCAATAACAAAGATGCCGGAAAGGATGGCACTTGGACCACAGGAGCCGGTAACGTGATCAGATTCCCATTAGACCCTGCCGCTGTGCCCCAAGAGAGGATCAACTGCCGGTGTGATATGATATTTATCGAAGACCTAGACTAATGGAGTTTAATAATGAAATTTATTAGCAGCTCAGGCGCTGATACTAAGGTTAGTTTTTACAGCAGGAAGAACAATACAAGGTCTGTCTTTGTAGAGGGCTTTGCTAATCGCTACAAAGAAGGCGAGAAGCTCCTTATAGATCGAGGCAATGACCTGATTGACCCAAAAGGGTGGAAGCTGGAAAATTTCCAGACCAACGGCATCATACTTTTCAACCATGACCGGGATAATCCTGTGGGGCGGGCTGTCAAAATTGAGATGAATGAAGACGGGCTATTTGTAAAAGCCAAGATATCTGATTCTGATCATCCCGAAGTTTCTCGCATTAGGGATTTGGTTAAAGATGGGGTGCTCCGGGCCTTCTCTGTTGGGTTTGACCCCAAAACTGCTGCAGAGGAGGAGGTGGAAGGCACCAAAGTCAACGTGATTAAGGAGGCCGAGCTTCTGGAAATCTCAATTGTCAGTCTACCCATGGCCGAGCGCAGCCTTTTTAATGTGTCGGCGAAAGCATTGTCAGACTTGCCATATGAAGTGGCTAGGAAAGCATGCATGGGTGAATTGAGCATCTACGAAGACGATGGCGAGACTCACACTAGCCAGCTCGTGGAGATCGTTAATAAGTTTAAAAAAGCAGATGCGCTGCCTGCAGAGGCCACAGAAGATGCCCCTCCACCGGAAGAGGCCGCCGAGATTATTGATAGCCAGCCAAAAGAGGCAGCTACTTCACCGCTTCTCGACCAAGTAAAACAAACAAATATCCTCCTATCTGGCGTCATAAGCGAAATCAAGCTGATGAGCCAAAAACTAGATAAAGCCGAAGTAGAAAAGGTGGATACAGAAGAAGAAGAGGAAGAAGAGAAGCCTCCTGTTGAAGAGGAGGAAGAAGAAGAAAAGCCGAAAGAGGAAGAAGAAGAGGAAGAAGAAGAAAAGCCGAAAGAGATAGAAGAAGAGGAAGAGGAAAAAAGCAAAAAACTAAAACTAGTTGACGATATCCATGCTCATTGCGATAAAATATTACGATCAATAGGGTATTAAAACTTAATCGCCAAAAACACAGCGCAGCCATCGGCCCCTTTTAGCCAATTAATATTTGTAATTAATGGTTTTAAACTAAGGGGATTTAGAGATGGATGAGCAAGTAAAAGCAGCAGAGCAACTAAAGAATCGTATCGGTGAACTTGAAAAAGAAATCGAGACACAGAAAAAATCGGCTATCAACAGCCCCGTTGTCGGCAGCAAGTCAAATAGCGATGAGTCTAAGGCCCTCAAAGCTTTTCATTGTCAAAATGTAAAGCAGTTACTAGAAGTCAATACCTGCGCCCCTCAATTCAAGTATGTGCCCGAAGAAATTAAGCACCAAGTCATCAATTTAAAGCAGACCGTTGATACTGCCAGAGCTATTGGCGTTATGTTTTATGGCGGCAAAACTGACATCATCGGCAGGGCTGATTCTCAAGATCGAGTAGCTGACTTGACCAAAGAAATCGAAGCATCCAACTTTGGCAAAGAAGTTATGCTCCCGATGACTAAGGCTTATACTACTGGTGGCAATCCACTGTGGATCAATACGATTACGGCCAGCTCATATATGGCTGAATTCGAGCTTGAGAGAAAAGTTACCGGCCTCTTTAAAGATGTGCCCATGCCTTCTAACCCTTATAACCACCCAACGCAAGATGGCACCACCACAGCACGCATCATCGGCGAGAATACCACTATAACTGAAGCGCAATTCCCAAGTGGGCAGCTACAATTTTCAGCTACAAAACTGGGACAATTTGAAATCGTGCCAGAAGAAATGAATGAGGATTCTGCCCCTGCAATTCTGCCAACTGTCCGTGATGATGTTGTCTTGGCTCAAGAGCGTGCCTACGAAACGGCCATCATAAATGGCAATGCAGCAGACACACTTGCACTCAACGCAGATGACGCTCGTAAAGCATGGGATGGCCTGCGAAAACTCGGTACTGACAATTCAGCTTTCGGTGGAACGTATGATTTCACTGGCACCCTAACCGATGCCGGAATGAAGGCGATGAAAAAGCAGGGCGGTAAATTTACTGTCAATCCACAGGCTCTCGCTTGGATTGCTAGTGCCTCTGCTTATCACCAGATGGTAGGCCTTGAAGTGTTCAGTACGGCCGAAAAATTCGGAAATACTCTCTTCACGAATCTTACCGGAGTTTTAGGTGTGGCCCTGGGAGTCCCTGTAATCATTAGTGAATATCTTCCTGAGACTTTGGATGCTACCGGCATTGATACCGGCATTGGTACATTTACTGGATTGCTTTTGGTTAACCGCCAGCGATTTTTTGTCGGAACACGACGACCAATCAAAGTTCGGGTCATCCAAGACTTGCCACAGAATGACCGATGGTTAATGAGTTCTTATTCTCGGAAAGATTATCAAGGCCGGGTCCAGTCGGCGACCGAGACTTCTGTCATCAACGGCTTTAATATAGCCTCCTAATAACGTTCTAACCCAAGGTTATTAGATTAAGGTGGAGGAAGGGGGATCGTTTAAGGTCCCCCTTTTTAAATGGAGGTAAAACGGTGTCAGTCTGCCAATTAAGACCCTATGAAACACTGAATATTTTTAAGCCTGTGGTTAGGGCTGCTGGCTCGCACATCCAAACTTTGCTGATCCAAGGTAATTCCATACTATCTACCCTTGTTATTGACTCATTGACCTCTGGATCTGTTTTAGTTGAATTTGAAGAAATCGTTTACGAAGATCAATTGAAGCCGCTTTTTTCCCGGTCGTTTAGTAGTGTCGGGACCTTTGAATTTTGGACGCATCCATATCACAACAGCATTAAAGTCACGCTAACGACGACAGACTCATCAAAATTTACTATTAAATCTACTGCTAGGACTGATGTAGAGCTACTGCGCTCTAGTTCTATTGATGGTGAGGATTATATTGCAGGGGATAATAAGCATATCCCTATAGGCTGTCTGGACCCTGAAACACAAAAGCTTTTTTACCTCCATTGTCGGGTAGAGGGGCAAATTGCTGCAGGCATTGCCGGGCTGATTGGCTTTGCTTTTAAAGATTCGGATGGGAAGGTTGTTCTACCGCAGCTAACCACGGATGGGAAAATACCTGTTTCAGGAGACTCTGCAGGGATTCACTCAGAAGCACACAATACAAATTCCACTGGTGGCGGTGGCAGAAAATTAGTGTGTACTGCCCCCTTGAATTTTGAAAAAAAATATTCTCTCAAATTTCTATCAACGTCATCCACACAGGAGGTTTTGTGGGAGGTGGAGCAGACTGATGATGCCACTGATTCAATAAGGCATGCTTATGTGAGTGGGGGCAATGCTCCCTATACTAATCAGATAAATGCTGGGTGCCTTGAATTTATTGCAGGTGATACTGGCACACAGTCAGTCAAAATATATGGAACACAGCTTAAGGGGCCGCCATCAGATATGATTGGAACCTTATGCCTATTGCAGATAGGAGCATAAAATAATGGCTCATCAGCCAGGATCATCAGAAGTATCGGATACTCTGGGGAGCACAGAGCAATATGATGGCACTGTTGGTTTATCTCCCATCAGTATCCCGCCAGTTTCAGGAAATGAGATAGGTGAATTTATTGTTCAGTGCCCTTTCGATCAGGTGGATACTAACGCCCTCAAAATATCTCTGAATGGCGGGACCGATTATTTAACAATTCAGCCTGCTGGCTATTGGGCATGGTCTCCAAAAGGTGGGATCACACAGATAACTCTGCTGGGCAATGCCGTGGGTGTTAGATATGAAGTAGTTTTGAATAAGGAGCTGTCCTGATGGCAATATCGAGCTTTCATAATGGCAGAACAGTCACCACAATTACTGGCTCTGATGGAATGAATCGGGTTGATGTAGATTTGGTGTCTGGTAAAAACAGGATGGCGACTGATGCCGTTGTGACTGTTGAGCAGCTATTTGGTCGCCCTGGGTTTGCTGCTGCATGGTTTGCTATTGGTGATTTTGATGACTGTGATGGTGTGGGTGCTGCTGGCGATGAGATCAGGATCGAGATAGCTGCCGGGTGTGACCCCACAGAGTTTCCGGCAATAGACCTGACATATACGATTCAAGCATCAGATGTGTCGGCAACATTCCCAGAAATAGAAGTGAGAGACAATATCATTGCCATGCTCAATGGTGATGCTGATTTTAAAACCATGTGGTTGGCGAAAGATGTAAAAGACAACGGCATAGTTTTTATTGAGAGTAAATTTAGAGCAGAAACAGGAGACCGAACAATTGCCGGTGATTTTGCCGTCACACCAACAGGCACGACTAGAACTACAATTGCATTTAATGTTGTACTGAGAAGGGGGACGGAAACCGAGCTTGTAAGATCAATTGATGACCCCAGGCAGGGTATTCTTGGTATAACTGGCTCGATTACTATTGCCCCTGGTGCATTATCAAACCGGACAGAAGTGGACCTTTTAGACGGTGTTAACAATGATATGTCGGTTAATGGTAGTGGCACACCAGTAGCTTTTAGAATTGAAGCCGATCCCGTATTTGATTTGTTTTTTACTCAGATCCGGATACATGGATCCGACAACGGGATAAAATTCGGGAACTTCTTGGGAATGAATTCACCTTTAACTAATGGCATCCAATTCGACATTAAATCTGATGACCTTCCTGTTCAACTAGACCCGATACATTCAACCGATGATATTAAATCTAGGTTTTCATCTATCGGTGGCTTTAAATTGGATATACAGGCTGGTGGTGATCATGTGCTGGGCTCATTAGACTTTGGATTTGTCACGCCTATTGTAATAAGGGCGCAAGGAACTTTTACAACTGACGACTACATAGAAGTCTCGGTGAACGATAACCTTTCCTCAGTAACTAACCTATTTACTACTATTCTCGGATTTAAGAGGGAGCCATGAGTTTTATTTTTGATATTTCGGAAAGGCATTACGCTAGTGTTGCGGCATCCTCTTCTGAATCGTTTGACTATATACCTGCCAATGGCGAAAAGGTTTTTATAGTGAACGCTGGTATAAGCAGCTCATCTGCTCCGAGCACAGTAGGCCATATATGCTGGGATGCTGACGGGACACCAGAAGTTATTATCAGCAGCTATGGCGAAGCTAATCATCAGGGAATAAATAAAACTGTGGTTGGTGATGGCGCTAAGATTATGCGGATAAGTCTCGTCAATGATATGACAGAGCCCTCAT